AAAGGAGGGCCCGGTCGCCTGCTCCGTGAGCGCGGCCGCAAATTGCCGTGAGGTTTTTCATCCGTTTTTCGGACTGCCACAATGACACGCGGTCGCAAGCCACTTCCGGCGTCGGTCAAGCGCCTGGCCGGCAATCCCGGCAAGCGACCGATCCGGCCCGACCTCCCGGCCCCGGCCGGCGCGCCGCCGATGCCGAAGCGGTTGATGGTTGAGCCGCTCGCGGTTGAGAAGTGGACCGAGCTCGTGCCGATCCTGCTCGGCCTTGGCACGCTGACGACTGCGGATGGCGAGGCGCTCGCGACTTTGTGCGAGGTGTACGTTGAGTCTCAGCGATGCCTACTCGAGCTGCGGGCCAGCGGCCCGGTGATGCGGACTGACTTAGGCGGCGTGAAACCCAATCCGGCGGGTCCGCTATATCGCAGTTTAGTGGCGCTCCAGGCGTCGTTAATGGGCGAGTTTGGGTTGACTCCGAGCAGTAGGGTGCGACTTGGCGGCAAGGAAGAAAAGCCGAGCGACGAGGTCGAGGACTTCTTCAAGCTCCACGGTGCCTGACCTCTGCAAAGAGGGCCAGGCCAAGTACGAGCGCGTCGTTCACTTCTTTGAGAAGATCCTTCGGCACAGCAAGGGGCAGAACGCGGGCAAACCGTTCACGCTCCTGCCGTGGCAGCACCACGTCCTGCGTGAGTTGTTTGGCCGGCTGAACCCTGACGGGCTACGCAGGCATCGCGTCGGTTACATCGAGCTGCCAAAGAAGCAGGGCAAGAGCACGACGCTCGCCGGCATCGCGCTCTACATGACGGCGTTTGACTCGGAGCCGGGTGCCGAGGTCTACGGTGCTGCCTGCGACCGCGAGCAAGCTGGCATCATCTACCGCGAAGCGGCGTCGATGGTGCGGGCTTCGCCTGCGTTGTCGAAGCATCTCGAGGTAATCGACTCTCGGAAGACCATCGTTCACAAGGCGAGCAACTCGTTCTATCGGGTGCTGTCGGCCGATGCGTTCCGTGCCGAAGGGCTCAACATCCACGCCCTGCTCTTTGACGAGTTGCACGCCCAACGTGACCGCCGGCTGTGGGACGCTCTTCGCTACGGCGGTGCGGCCCGCCGGCAGCCACTCCTCTTGTCGATCACCACGGCCGGCTACGACCGCAAGTCAATCTGTTGGGAACAACACGCTTACGCCGAGCGGTGCATCGCTGATCCAGCGGTGGACCCTGCCTTCTTTGGGTGCATCTACGCCGCCTCGCCCGAGGACGATTGGAAGAGCGAGGCGACGTGGCGAAAGGCCAACCCGTCGCTGGGCGAGACAATCACGCTGGAGTCATTTGCCGCCGACGCCCGCGAGGCCGAGCAATCGCCGTCGAAGTTGAACTCGTTCCTGCGCTACCGGCTCAATGTCTGGACAACGCAAGACGTGCGGTGGCTCTCGCCCGACAACTGGGCGAAGTGCGGCAAGCCGCTGGCCGGCGACCTCGAGCAGCGTGAGTGGTACGCCGGGCTGGACTTGGCAAGCACCTTTGACCTCTCGGCCTTCGTAATGGCGAGCCAAGCGGAAGACGGCACCTTCGACGTGCTGCCGTACTTCTGGGTGCCGCAGGCGAACGCCGCCGAGCGGACGCTGCGAGACAAGGTGGACTACGTCGGCTGGATTCGTGACGGGTTTATCAGGTCCACGGATGGCAACGTCACCGACTACGACGTGATTCGCCGCGACATCGTTGAACTCTCGCAGAAGTTCAACATTCGGCAGGTGGGTATCGACCGCTGGAACGCGACGCAGCTCGCCACGCAACTGCAAGGCGAGGGCGTGAATGTGACAGGATTTGGACAGGGCTACGGCTCAATGTCGAGTCCCAGCAAGGCCCTGGAAAACTACGTGCTGTCCGAGCGAATCCGGCATGCGAATCATCCGGTTCTGTCTTGGATGGCTGCGAACGTGGCAGTACAGAGCGACCACCAGGGCAACATCAAACCGAGCAAGGCGAAGAGCACGGAACGCATCGACGGCATCGTTTCGCTCGTGATGGCTCTCGGCTTGCACGCCGTGGCAACTGCGAAGCCGCCGGAACAGAACTGGGACATCATCACCCTATGAGCGACACGACCACCGCCGACTTTCGCATGCACGAGCTGCGTGGCATTGATTGGGCCGGCGTCGGTGGCGGTCGCACTGCGTCTGGCGTGCGGGTGACGGCAGACACGTCGATGGCGTGCTCGGCCTACACGGCGTGCATCAGAGTCATCTCTGACAGCGTCTCAAGCCTGCCGCTGCACCTCTACGAACGGCAGCCCAACGGTGGCAAGCGGAAGGTGCCAGAGCATCCGCTCTACCGCATCCTGCACATGCAGCCGAATCCGTGGCAGACGGCGCAGGAGTTCCGCGATTGGATGACGGGGCTCTACCTGCATTACGGCGCGTCCTACGCCGAGATTCGCGCCGGCGTTCGCGGGCCTGTGTCGGAGTTGTGGCCGCTGCATCCGAGCCGCATGGAAGTCGAGCGGCTGGAAAACGGCAGGCTTCGGTACATCTACCGCGAGCCGGATGGCCGGCAGACGGTGTACCGCCAAGAGCAGATCTTCGCCCTGCGGTTCACCACGGACGACGGCATTCATCCGATCCCGACGTACCGGTTGTTTGCCAACGCCATCGGCCTGGCCCAGGCGCTGGAGGCCCACGGTGCGACCTACTTCGGCAACGGTGCCCGGCCTGGCATCGTGCTTGAGTCAGAGAACCCGGTGCCAGTTGAGGCGGCCGAGCGGCTCCGCGAGTCGTGGGAGCGGATGCACCGTGGCCCGGATCGGGCGCACCGCACGGCGGTGTTACCGGCGGGCGTGAAGGCTCACGAGCTGTCGCAGAGCAACGAGGCGGCCCAGTTTCTGGAGACAAGGGCCTACCAGTGCATCGAGATAGCGCGGGCGTTCCGGTGCCCGCCCCACATGATTCAGGATCTCACCCGCTCGACCTATAGCAATATCGAAGTGCAGGGCACCGAGTTCGTGCAGCACTGCCTCTTGCCGCATTTGAAGCGGTGGGAAGCGGCCATCTCTCGCGACCTTCTCGCTGAAGGCGAAGACGAGACGTACTTCGCCGAGCACAGCGTGGCGGGCCTCCTGCGCGGCGACCACGCAAGCCGGTCGGCCTACTACGTGTCGGCCCTCCAGAACGGCTGGATGAGCGTCAACGAGATCCGCGAGCTCGAGAACATGAACCCGCTCGGCCCCGAGGGCGACCAGCACTTTATCCAGATGAACATGACCACGCTCGAGAAAGCCGGCGAGGAGCAGCCAACGCCGGAGCCGATGCCCGAGCCGCCAGTGGTTGAGGTTGAGGACAGCCCGGAAGACGACGTTGAGGACGACCAGGAGGACGAGACCGATGGAAATTGAACGCCGCGACTTTGCCTTCGAGGACGACACCGATCTCGTGGTCGAGAGCCGCGCCGACGGCCGCACGTCCATCGTGGGCTACGCCGCTGTCTACAACCGGCTGTCACTCGACCTTGGCGGGTTCAAGGAAGAGATTCTGCCCGGTGCGTTCGACAAGATTCTCGGCCGCCAGCGCGGCCGGCAGGACGTGGTGGCACTCTTCAACCACGACAGCAACATCGTGCTGGGCCGCACATCGTCTGGCACGCTGGAGCTCTCCAGCGACGACAAGGGGCTGCGGTACGTGGTGACGCCGCCCGTGAGCCGGGGCGACGTGCTCGAGCTCATCCAGCGGCGCGACGTGCGTGGCTCGTCGTTCGCGTTCACCGTGGACAAGAGCGGCGAATCGTTCCGTACCGGCGAGGACGGCAAGGCCGTCCGCCAGATCCGCGAGGTGTCGGGACTCTACGACGTGGGCCCGGTGCTCGTGCCCGCGTACCCGCAGACCAGCGCCAGCGTCGCGATGCGGTCCTACGAGGCGTGGCTCGCGTCGAAAACCACCGAGGAGCCGGCGGCCCAGGCGGACTGTTCGCGTTCGGCTCTGCGGGGCGTCGCCGCCGCTTGGGCCGCTCTCCTGCGGATGCGAAATGTCTGAGCCCCGCTGTACGTGCGGCGAAAAACTCCGGTGCCGTTCCAGCCGTCCATGCGGTGACGAGCGGCAGCGGTATCTGCGTTGCCCGAAGTGCGGCGCTCGTGCGGTGGCGTTTGTCAAAACAACACTTTCGCAGATCCGCTACTGCAAGGCACCACGGCCATGATGCGATGGTGGACTCCACGGCAATCACGCCCTGGAGATCACACGCATGGACCGGCTTTCCACGCTCCGCAACGAGGCCACCGAGGTCGCGACTCGCATTGAGGCGCTCACGGCTCTCGACACCGACAACAAGGCGGACATCGACGCCCGCAACCTTGAGCTCGCCGGCCTGACCGAGAAGGCCAAGTCGCTTTCCGCGTCCATCGACTTTGAGTCGAAGGTGGCCGAGAGCGTCAAGAATCTCCGGTCGGTCGCCGAGCGTTGCAGCCCGGCCCCCGAGGTGCGTGCCGACGAGCCCAAGGCGGTCCGCATTGAGGCGGTCCGTGACGGCCGGACGCTGAAGGCGTTCCGCTCGCACGAGGACGCCTACCGCGTGGGCAAGTGGCTCCAGGCGACCTTTGCCGGTGACGCTGATGCCCGCCGGTGGTGCCAGGATCACGGCGTCGAGGCTCGCACGATGGTCGGCGGCGTCAATTCGGCAGGCGGGTTCGCCGTCCCGGAGGAGCTGTCGCAGGTCGTATTGCGTAACGTAGAGTCATATGGAGTGGCCCCGACGGCGCTTCAGAACTTCGCGATGTCGTCCGACGTGCTGTCGATCCCGAAGCGGGTCGCGGGCGTGACCGGCTCGTGGATGGGTGAGAACGCCGAGTTTTCCTACAGCGACATGACCGGCACGCAGGTGCAGCTCGTCGCTCAGAAGTTCGGCGTGGCGACCAAGGTGAGCAACGAGCTCTTCGCCGACGGGGTTGGCGTTGCCGACCTGATCGCGACCGAGCACGCCCTCGCCGTGGCCCGCGCCCTGGACGAGGCGGCGTTTATCGGTGATGGCACGAGCACCTACGGCGGCCACCACGGCGTCGCGGTCAAGATTGACAACGGTTCGTTCACCGCGTCGGTCGTGACAGCGGACGGCGGCAACACGGGCTTCGAGACGCTCGACAAGGAGGACTTCCTCCGCGTCATGGCGAAGGCCCCGCGCTACAGTTTGCCCGGTGCTCGCTGGTACATCTCGCCGGCTGGCTACCACGCCTCGATGCAGCGGCTCGACTTGGCCCAGGGCGGTTCGGTGTCCGTGGCCCAGGGCTTCGGCCTGACGTTCCTCGGGTATCCGGTTGTGCTGGTTCACCCGATGAACAGCACGCTCGGTGCCGACTCGGGCAAGATCAAGTGCCTCTTCGGCGATCTCGCGATGGCCGGTGCCCTTGGTCTTCGCCAGGGCTACCAGCTCCGCGTGAGCCAGGAACGGTTTGTCGAGCTGGACCAGACTTTGGTCAGTGGTGTCGTTCGCGCCACTGCCACATTCCACAGCCTGGGCACGGCCAGCGAGGTCGGCCCGGTGATCGCCCTGAAGTCCGCCTGATTACCACTCTCTCTAGGAGACCCTGACAGATGATTCCAGTAGCAGCTACCCGGAGCGTGGTGTCTGGCAAGAGCTCGGTTTACACCTCGTCCCAGACCAACACCCTGACGCTCGACACGCTTGGTTTTGACTATGCGTCCATCGACGTGATCTACGCCTCGCAGGTTTCGACCTCGAGCGTGGCCCAGACGCTGACGCTTCGCCAGGGCGATGCCAGCAACGCCGTGACCGAGACTGTGACCGGGTTCACCGGCACGCTCGCCCCGGCGGCCTACGCCGGCCAGACCGTCACCACGACGATGACGGTGAGCCGGATCGAGGTGGATCTCCGTGGCAAGAAGCGCTACCTGGCGGTCGCCACCAGCCCGTCCACCGACAACACGGTGGTCATCGCGGCTCGGCTGGCTCGCGCCGAAGAAGGCCCCTACGACGCCACCACGAAGGGCGTGCGGGTCAACACGGCCGGCTGACGCTTGACAGCCTGACGATTCTGAACGGGCGGCCTACACGACGTGGGCCGCCCGTCTCATTTTCCGAGGGCTCCATGCAGATTCAGGTTGGCGGCACGACCGTAGACATCAGGGTCGAGGCCGTCTTCTCGATGCCCCGCCTGGGGTTCAACGACAATTTCTTCACGTGGGCCCAGGCGTTGATGCCGCTCGGCATCCGCCCGACGAAAGTTACCGGGGCCTTTTGGGACCAGTGCATGGAGCGGGTGTTTGAGCAGTTCATCGACAAGTGCGAGTACCTGCTCACGATCGATTACGACACCTTCTTTTCAAAAGAAGACCTAGAGCATCTGTTTTCTCTGGCGCTCGCCTTTCAGTGCGACGCCATCACCGGGCTCCAGACCAAGCGTGAGGACGGCCGCCCGATGCTGACGCTCAAGGGCACGCTCGGCAACCCGGAGGCCCACGAGAAGACGACGCTGCCGATGTCGTGGTTTGCCGAGCCCGTGCAGGAAGTGGACTCGGCCCACTTCGGATGCACCATCATCTCGACAGCCGCTCTCAAGCGGACGCCGAAACCGTGGTTCTGCGGCAAACCAGGCCCCGATGGTTCCTGGAATGACGGCAGATTAGATGCCGACATTCACGCCTGGAAGAATTTTCGCGAAGGCGGCGGCAACCGCGTCTACGTCTCGCCTCGTGTTGTGTTAGGCCACGGCGAATACATGGTGACGTGGCCCGGCAAGGATTTGGCAAAGCCCGTCTTTCAGTGGGCGACCGAATACTGCAACACGGGCAAAAAGCCCGACTCTGCATGGAGTGTGCCACAGTAATGAAAATAAGAATGGTGCAGTCGTTCCGCGTCTACCGACGCGGGCAGGTGTTGCCAGACGTGCCCGATGGCATGGCCCGCGATTGGATACAGCGCGGCCTGGCCGTCGAGGACCGACAGACCGAGATCGAGACGGCGGCCATAGAGCACGAGGCCGAGACGGCCGACGCCACGCCACGCAAACGAGGACGACGTGCAGTACCGAAGCCTGACTCGCCAGACAGCCCCAGCCGTTGAGCCCGTCACGCTGGCCGAGGCGAAGGCGCACTGCCGCGTGGATACGTCCACGGACGATACCTACATCTCGTCGCTCATCACGGCGGCCCGCGAGTGGGTTGAGGAATACCTCGACCGGGCCTTGGTTCATCAGCAGTACGTCGTGCGGCTCGACTCGTTCCCCTACGAGATTGAGCTGCCACGCCCGCCGATGGCGACCAGCGGCACGACTACGGCCGTCGCACTCACGTACACGCTTGGTGACGATTCGACCACGACGCTGTCCACAGCGTCCTACCGGGTGGACCGCCAGGCGACGCCCGGCGTGGTGCGGCAGCTGCGAAGCGGGACGTGGCCGGCGAACTTAGACGACTACAACGCCGTCACGGTGACGTGGTGGGCCGGGTACGGCTCGAGCGGCGCGAGCGTGCCCGTGGCGATTCGGCACGCGATCTTGATGCTTGTGGGGCACTGGTACGAGACGCGGCAGGCGACCGTGGCCACTGGCGCTGTGCCGCAAGACGTGCCCTTCGGCGTGAATTCGCTGCTTGATTCGCAGAAATGGGGATCCTACCGATGAGCAACGTCTCGGGTTCCATATCGGTCAACGTCGAGTTCCGCGACTCCACCACGTCGAGCGGCGTGCAGTCGCTGAAGACCATCGCGCTTCGAGAGACAACCGAGTACACGACGGGCAAGGTGGCGATTATCACCGGGACGGCCGGGACGGCGTCCGTGTCGCTCGGCGAGTACGGCGAAACGCCGTATCGAAATTCTGTTGGAAGCCTCGTTAATTTCTCCAGTATCCAGCGCGTTGTTTTTTCGTGGTCTGGGTCAAGTTACCGAGAACTGTCGGACGTTCAGACAGACCCCACTGCAATCAAGCTGGTATCTGCAGGCAACCGAGTTGCCGTCAGTGGATTTGAGAACGGCGCGTCATCAATCCAGCCGCTGATCGGACCAGGCACCGGCACCGGCACCTACACCATCGTGCTCTACGGCACATGATTGACCCCGGCAAGCTCCGCGAGCGCGTGACGGTGCAGCAGGCGACGCAGACGCGGAACAGCCTGGGCGAAGCCGTCATGTCGTGGGCCGATTGGCAAACAGTGTGGGCCAGCGTCGAAGGCGTGTCTGCTCGCGAAGCGTTAGAGGCCGGCAAGCAGGAAGTCACGATCACGCACCGGGTGCGGATGCGTTATCTGCCTGGATTGACGCAGCGCGATCGCTTCGCCTGGCGTACGCGGACGCTCAACATCGTCAGCCTGCTCGAGTACGGCAACCGCAGCGAACACGTCGCCATCTGCGAAGAGGTGACGTGATGGCAGCAAGAGACAAGGCCGGGATCGACATGAAGATTGAGTTTCCTGAGTTACGGAAACTCCAGGAAGCGTTCCGTAAGTTTCGGCCAAGCCTTGCAAGGAAACACATGGGTGCGGCACTTCGGCGCACTTTAAAGCCAGGGCTGGCCGCACTGCGAGGGAATGTTACTCGCGGGCCAACTGGCAATCTTGCCAGGGCAATCACAAGCAAAGTCAAAACCTATCCGAGCGGGAACGCTGTCGGCATGGTTGGCTTCGTGGCGGCTGGCAGTGGAAAGTCTGCGTCTGCTGGCGGCGGCTCAATCAAAAAAGGGAAAGACAGGGCTTACCACGCCGGATTCTTGGAGTTTGGAACAAAAGAGCGAATCGTAAAAACTTCGTCCCGTCGCAGCGGATCTTCCGTGGCTTCAAGCTTTAAGACTCTTGGGCCATTCAAGATTGCGAAAATCGCAAAGCGAGGGAAATACGCAGGCGCTATACGAGTCAACACAACGCCAAAGTACCCGAAAGCGTTTTTCATGAAGGCTCCACGCGGCCAAGTGCTCAGCCTTCGTGCAATGCCGGTCGGTGGGAAAAAGGGGCAGCCGCCGGTGAAGACTGCCTATCGTGAGTCAATCTCTGCGATGCGTACGCTGTTGGCTTCCGAAATGACAAGGTCGCTTCTGAACGCCCAGAAAGACATGCAGAAGGATTTTCCGCCGCGAGACTTTGGTGCCAACGCTCCCTTCTGAAACGCATTCCAAATGAGCCTCAAATCCCCCGAAACCGTCCTGCGTAACGCCCTTGTGGACGATCCGTACGTCTGCATGCTGGTGGGCACGCGGGTCTACCCGCAGCTCGCGCCGGCTTCCGCCACCCTGCCGTTCATCCATTGGCGGCGGTCTGCGATTGAGCGAGAGCAGACGCTCGGCAAGCCGGCCGGAATCCCGCGTGTGTCGCTGGAATACGAAATCTACGGCACCACCTACCGCGAGGCCCGCGACGTGGCGGACGCTGTGCGCTCGGTTCTGGATGGATACGGCGGTACGTCGGACAATACAGAGGTTAAGCAAACGTCGCTCGAGGACGAATCCGACGACTTTGTGACGCTGGCGGGAGCGGATCTTCCGCCGGTGTATCGGGTGACGCAGCGTTACGACGTTTGGTGGAGCGAATAGCACATGCCTTACACGCCCCATGATTCCAGCGGCACGACGTTCTCCTTCGGCGGAACGACGTTCACCGTGACGAGCATCACGTACTCGATCACCGACAACGCCGCCACGGACCAGATCGACGTGTCCCACCTGGGGCAGACCACCGGGGCAACGGTGCTGACACTGGCACGTCCTCTCAAGGGCTCGGCCGGCGACACCGGCAAGGAAGTCAGCATCGAGTACATGCCGAACAGCGGCGCGCCGATCGCCCAGGGCCAGACCGGGACGCTGACGATTGCCGGCGGCATCACGTTGAGCGTCACCGCGACGTGCAAAAACTCCAGCGTCACGCTGGCGATCAACGATGCCGTCCGTGGTTCCGCAGCCTTCCAGGTGCCGTAGTCGCACGGAGACAAACCCGTGGCGACCTACGCGACCGGAATCACCGTGACCTGGAACGCTATAGCGTTCCAAGAAGTCGTCGGCCTCTCGTGGACATACGGCGGCGGCCCGTCAAAGGGCCGCAGTGTGCCGTGGACAGATGACGCCGGCAGCGTGACCGTCGAGTGCCTCGGTGCCAACAACACAGGCATCAGCAACTACGGCACGCGGGCTCAGCTCGTCATCGGCGGCGGCGGCCAATCCTTGACGAACTACGCAGTATGGGAGTCGGTGGCGGTCACGTCGCAAGCGAACGACGTGACGCGGTTCACCGTGACCCTCAAACTCTTGGACAACTGACATGGGACTCAAGGAACGCATCAAAGCCGCCAGCGTCCGTAAACCGCTGAAGGTTCACGTCAAGGAGTGGAATCTCGACGTGTTCGTCCGCGTTATGAGCGTCGGCGAGCGGGACGACTGGGAGCTCGCGTGGATCGACATGCGCAGTAAGGGCGTCGAGAAGTTCCGCAACTTCCGGGCGTTTTACCTTGCGCGGACGCTGTGCGACGAGCACGGCGAACGGATCTGGAAAGACGACGAGCTGGGCGAGGTGGCCGCCCTAGACGGTGCCGTCATGGGCGAGCTCTTCGACGTGGCCCAGAAGCACAACAAACTCACGGAGGCGGACGTAGTCGAACTCGCCGGGGAGCTTTAGCGCCCGCCCGTCGCGGCAGTTTCTGTTCATGCTGGCCGGTCATTTGAAGATGACGGTCGGCGAGCTCGAGCAGCGGATGGACTCGCGAGAGTTGTCCGAGTGGCTGGCGTGGGCGCGGTTCTTCCAGCCGCTCGACAACTCGTGGGCCCAGACAGGAATACTTGCCAGCGTCACGCTGGCACCACACGCACGCAGAGGACACGCACCAAAGCCAAGCGACTTCATACCGATTGAACGGCCGCCGCAGCATCCGTCGCAGATGTTGAGTGTGCTGGCCCAGATGAAGCAGGACTTGGACGGCAAGTGACGCCATGAGCACCGCACTCGGACTTGCGATGCAGATCAGTGCCAACACGGCACAACTGGCGCAGGCCGTCGCGGATGTGAACCAGAAGCTCGACGCGATGGGCCAGGCCGGCGTCAAGGCGTCCAAGGATCTCGGCACGCTCAAGAACATCGAGATCGGGCGGCTGGCTCTTGATGGCATCCAGGCGGCGACCGGGGCTTTTACAAGCCTTGCAGGTGCCGTAACTGGCGCGGCCACTCGGATTGCCAGCTTCGCGCTAAACGCCGGCAAGCAGCTCGACGCGCTCAACGACGTGGCGAATCGAACTGGCGTGGGCGTTGAAGCATTGCAGGCTTACAGCCGGGCCGCCGCTGAAAACGGCGTCGAGATCGAATCGTTCGCAAAACAGATTCAAAAGCTCACAGTGAATATCGGCAAAGCCACTCTCGACGAAAAAGCCCAGAAGAGCTTTAAGGATCTCGGCATAGTCTTTTCAGACTTAAAAGCTTTAAGCCCGGAAAAGCAATTTGAAACTATTGTTGATGCGCTGTCTCGAATTGCAGACCCGACCGAACGAGCGGCAAGGGCTGTGCAGTTCTTCGGGAAAGGCGGCATCGAACTCGGAGAATTGTTTACTCAAGGGCCAGGCTACCTAGAAAGCATCCGCAGGGACACCGAAGCACTTGGCGGCATCATCAAGGAAGACGCCGTCAAAGAAATCGACAACATGTTCGACAGGTTTGGAAGGGTCCAAACGGTCGTCACCAACCTTTCCAATCAAATCCTTGGCGAACTTGCCGGGCCTATCGGCCAGATCGCAGAAGACCTTCTAGGCGTCATTCGTGCCGCTGGCCCGCAGCAGCTAGCCCAGAACATCGCGCAAGGTCTGCTGTCGTTTATTGAGCTTGCGGGCGGCGCATTCTTTGAGCTTGCCAAATTCATTGAAGCATTCGTCAAGAAGTTCGCACCGATCCTCGGGCTCGACATTCGCAGCGACACGGAGAAGCTCATCGAGGAGCTTCGCAACGAGCAAATCCGGCTTGGCGAGCGTGATCCAACCGGCGGTTTCGCCGGTGCCCCTAATGCCAACACGCCAGAGGCTCAGGCTCGCCAGCGCCACT